GTTGGGGGTCGTGAGCTTTCCCTCCTCAAAAGCTCTCTGGGCAGGCGAGTCCGTAAGTCCGAACTCACTCCTTACCAAAGGACGGTTACTAGTTACGTTTTTGTTCAGCACTAACTAATCCTATCGAGATGATAAAACTAATCAGCGCTAAACGTTGGAGCTTGCCGCTAAGCTCAAAAGGAGTGCTGCTTGCGCAGTATCTCCTCGGCATTCCCCAGGCGCTCGATTGGGGAAAGGAGCTATTCGCGTCTTTCCAGAAAGTGCGTGGTACTCGAGGTCTTGAGTTCGCCATACTATACTTCAAACAAGCCAGGTGGGTGCTCGTCCGAAGACTAGTCCGTCAGCCCTTGCCTTCCGATACTCGTAAGGTCAAGACTGATAGACACGGTTTCCCGATGTTGCTCCCTCATCAGCTTAGGGTGCTGCTGAGAACTCCATCAGTTCCCCGTATCCTAATGGCGTATTCATTGTTTCTTCTCTCCGTATATTCCCTATACAAAGGACAAGTTCGATGGAAAGTCGACACCTCAACTATCACGGACTGCCCCAAGTATGACGTGCACGTCGTGAAGGAAATCATTCCTATCCTTCGCGTCCTGCTCGCCCGTCTCGGGGTGGCGCGGATAGAATTAAAGGATTCCTCTTTTCACCCAACCAACCGTTCTGGTCCGAATGGGCATGCTCTCCTCAATGCCCATCTGGATGCCGCCGCCCTCCGACTTCGCGGGAGGGGGGAGGTGGAAGGTTGGTTAGAGTGGTTTACGCGACGGACCAGGACCTCTCGAGGGTTCGACAGATTCTGGACTACCGTCGGTGGTCTCACGCACGTCTGGCAGATGATGGCTGACGTCGTCCCATTGGAGTTCTTGGGTCACCTCCAGCTTGGGAGGATTGCCCTAAAACCGGAACATGGGAAGTTCCGACCCTTTGCGATAGTAGACTACTTTACGCAAGCGGCGTTGTCCCCGCTGCATAAGGCGGTCATGCTATTGTTAAAAGGAATTCCAATGGACGCGGCATTCAACCAGGATGCCGGCTCCGCTCAGGTTCGCGAGTGGACACGTCAAGGAACCCGGACTCTGTACAGCTTTGACCTTACGGCCGCCACTGACAGATTCCCTATCGACTTCCAATCGATAGTTTTGGATGTCCTCTTAGAGGATTACGGAAACCACCTCGGGCAGTGCTGGAAAGGTCTCCTAGTAACTAGACCGTTTATGCTTGGAGACCGCCCTATACACTATAGGACGGGACAGCCCATGGGAGCGCTGTCCTCCTGGGCTGTGTTCTCTCTCTGCCACCATTTGGTCGTTCAATGGGCGGCACTGAGGATCTACGGCTCACAAGCCCCAACATTCACGGCCTACACCCTTTTAGGAGACGACATCGTCATCGCCGACTCTCAAGTAGCGAGAGAGTATCTCTCGCTTATGAAAGCCTTGGGAGTAGGTGTGAACAAAACCAAATCGGTGGTGGCCGCCGATGCGGCCGAGTTCGCAAAGCGCGTCTTCTTCAGGGGTGAAGAAATCACTGGGCTAATGTGGGATCTCTTCGCTAAAGCGTCTAATTCGCACGTTTTCTTCTACGCGCTTGTTAGGCACCTAACGCAGAGAGGTTTCACCGTTTCCCTGCTCGGATTGGTGTATGTAGTTCTTGGACGGCCAAGCGCGCGTCGCTTGGGACGACCCATTAAGAGCTTGCTCCTCACCTTCTTTGAGAAGGGAGGACCTCTAGAGAATATCCAAATCTGGTGGCCGCTAGGAACCAAACAACTTTGTGCAGATGTCTGGAGCCTATTGTGCTTTACGGGCATCCGTACGGAGGATCTCTCCAAAGTGCGGGAGGCAGCCGACGGGAATCCCGTCTGGAAGGCTGGCCTCTTCCGACTTCAGCTCAATGGTTATGATCTAGCAAAGACCCTTTCGGGTCAGCTGGACCATATCATTGGGTCAGGTCTGCAACAGGTCTGGGATGAATTCCGTAAAAGGAGGCCGCACCTCAACGTGCGCCCTCTTCCGAGAGATCTGATCTTGCAGTTGATGAGGGTTCATCCTGCAACAAAAGTTCTCGCGGACGGTCTAAATCCCAGTGTCTATTCAGACGTTGCCCAAGAGCTACGAGTTCTGACCAGGGCCGATAGGGAGGAGCTCTACCTATTCAAAGATGTGATTGGTCATGGCTTAGCTCGCTATGACGGAATCAAGCATACCTACGAGTCCGATAGGGATGCACTCATCTTTTTCTAGGCCGAGCCTCGACCTGGTCCCGAGACGTGCCACTTTAACCACCAATAGTCAAAGTAGAGCGGATCTTTTATACCAGGAGCACCATCTGTGATGAGTCCTTCGATGGATAGAAGAACTGCTTTGGCTTCCATTACTGGAAAAAAAACCAAAGAG